TGTTAATGAAACGGAAGTTGTTAATTATAACGACTTAACAGTTAAAGAGTTAAGAGATATCGCAAAAGAGCGCGAAATCGAAGGTTATTCAACATTAAGCAAAGAGGAACTTATCGCAGTATTGGAGGGATAGCATGGAAAATATCACTCAAGCAAAAATATTGCTAGGGATTGAAGACAATCTCCAAGATAAGTTACTAACAACAATAGCGACGTTGACAACCGCTAATTTTTTAGCTTACGCAGGCGTGGATGATGTCCCAGAAGGCCTTGAGTATATTATTACTGAGGTCATTATTAAACGATTTAACAGAATTGGTGCTGAGGGAATGAGTAGTCAATCCCTCGAAGGCGCCTCAATGAGGTTTGATTTCGATGATTTCAAAGAATATGACAGCGTGATTAAGCGAGTTTGCTCGAAAACATTTACAGCGGGGTTTAAAATGCTATGAGATATAATGAAAGAGTGGAGATTATCGCTAAGCAACAAGAAGAGTACAATCCAGAAACAGGCGAATATACTTCAAACGAAGAAGAAAGACTTATAGTTCCAGTTCATGTAATGGACCTTGGAATTGATAAGCAAGTCGCTGTATTTGGAGAGTATAAACGTGGTTCAAAAGTGGTTTATTTCCAAAACACGCCTAAAATCTCATTTACTTATCTAAACTATCGAAATGACCGCTATAAATGCAGAGCAGATAAACAGTCTGGAAGAGTTTTCTATTTAGAAAAGGATAATTCTATTGGCTGATGTACGTTTTGAATTAAAAGGACTTAAAAAACTACAAAAGAAACTTCAAAAAGTCGCTAAAATGGAAGAAATGGAGCGTATCATTGAGAAACACGGTACGGAAATGCAAAGAAAAGCAATTATCAACGCTTCCAAGTTTAGAGGGCATTATGAAGGAAGAGGCAAAAATAAACATTTCGTCAAGCCTACAGGGGCGACAAAACGGTCTATTTCTGTCAACAGTAGTAAAGTCGATAGATTTAAATATAGAGTAGCACCAGGAACTGATTATGCTGCTTACGTTGAGTTAGGGACTCGCAAAATGAGCGCACAACCGTTTATCAAACCAGCTTTTGACGAACAGAAAAAACTATTTAAAGACGATTTGGAAAGGTTGGTTAAATGAAATCAAGAGAGCAAGCAGTTTTTGACAGCGTATTTAAACGTTGTCTTTTTTTGGGTTATAAAACATACGATTATAAACCAGACGACGATGTTCCTTATCCGTTTGTTGAGTTGGAGGACACGACCTCTATACTCGTACCAAATAAAACGGACGTGAAAGGCACGGTCGAATTGGTCCTATCGGTGTGGAGTACCCGTAAGAAACGAAAACAAGTATCGGATATGTGTTCGAGTATCCTAGCGGAATCGATGAAGATTGTTGAGGCGGACGGCTATTATGTAGCCTTGAATATCTCACAATCTACAATATCGATTTTCGATGATAACACGACAATCGAACCGCTAAAGCGTGGTCGTGTTCGATTAGTATTTACAATTTTATAAGGAAAGAGGTTAAAATATGCCAATTGCAAAAAAAGGGATTGATAGTATCCTATTATTTCGCTTGCTAA